CTATTTATTTCGCAGACTTCTGCTATGCGATAATTTTATTATACCACTATATGTAGTATGTCAAGGTTTATTGTTGATAAAGCCCAGATACTCCACCACTTCTTGTTCTTGCTAAACCTGTAATAGGAGAAAATCTTGATTCTTCTTCGGCTTCAAGAAGTCTTATTTCTTCTAATTCATCTCTTTCTTGAAATACAAGAGCATCAGTTAAATCTTCAAGTTTAAATTGATCTTCTGATTCAACGCCATCTCTTGTCTGCAATTCTTGCAACCTTGGTAATTCACGACTAGCTGTTGCAAATAATTGTCTAGCTTGTGCTTGTGTTACACCTGCTCTTTGTAATCTTTCTGCAAAATTACCTGTAATTGTAAAACCTGCCCTTGCTGCTTCACCACCTATTTGTGCTGTAGTTATTCTTCCTGCAACTATTTCTTCCCCTACAGAAGGATCAAGTGCTCCTACAAATATAGCTTCAGGTGTAAGTTCTAATCCGAAATTTTCTCTATAAAAAGTAGTTACCTCTGGTATGTTTTCTTCTATACCTTGATATACAGCATCTACTCTTTGTGCAAATTCTCTAGCAGATACTTCGCCTTCTATTAATCCTGTAAATCTATCACTAAGTAAATCAACTGATGTATTTCTTGGAATACCATATTCTTTTAAAGTGCCTATATAACTTTCTTTTAATCCTGTGTAAGTAACTTCATCAAATTTTACAGTACCATCAGGTCTTTTGTTACCAGGAAAAGCAATATCATAGGCAGTTGTTCTTCTAACATTTGCTATTGCAACATTTGGATCTCCAGTTTTTGCCCATTCATCAGCAAATAAATCTAGTATATCTATAGGCATATTTGGATATAAACTTTTTGCTAATTCTTGAAATGTTGCCATTATATATTTACTCCTGATTGAGATATAGTTCCTTCTCCTAAAGCTCTTTGTAATGCTTTTGCTGCATCATCTGTAACTTGTGTAATATTTTGTTCTAATCCTTTTTCTCTTAATATAGTTTGAGCTGTTGCAAAGTCATTAGATTTTACCATATCTTGCCACCAACCTTCTGTTTCATCTGCTGATTTACCCCAAACAGAAGTGGTTAAGTTACGCCAAGGTCTTGCTATATCTTCATAAGTTAATTCTGGATTAGTGTAATTACTAAATGCAGATAATCTTGATTGTTTTAAAGTTTCTACTAATTTATCTCTGTAGTCAGGATCACTTCTTAATTTTCCTGCTGTTTCGGATACTTCTTCATCAGAAAGTTTACCTAGTAAAGGTCCTAAATAAGTTAAGTATAAATCTTTTACTTCTTGTTCTCTTTCTGTCGTTCTGTCTAACCCATCTATGGTTACTGTGCTTAAATATGTTTGTAAAGAATTATCTCTTTTACCTGGTGCAAAGGGATCAGCAAACAATTTTATTTGTTCAGAAGTATAAGCATCTGACCAAGCTCCTGTAATATATTGATCTGCCATCCAGTTGCTTACTGATTCTGGAACGTTAGAAATACCAGCAGCTCTTAAAGAATTAGCTACAGCAATCTGTGCATCAGTTTTTAAACTTGCTGCACTTGTAGGATCGCCATAAAATGTTCTTAACCATTCTCTTTGTTTTTGATTGTGTGTTTGATACCAAGTTGTTGCAGACCACTCTGCATCTGTAACAGTTCTTCCTTCTAAAGCAGCTTCTGCAATTAAAGCTAACATTTCTGGATCTTTTATCCAAGGAGCTATCTGTGCTTGTTCACTTACTGTTTCTCTAAAACTTGCAAAAGGATTATCTATTTCTGATGTTAATTGATCTGTATTACCAAAAACTATAGTTGTAGAATCAAATTGTGTTTTAGTTAATATTTTATTTACTTCTGGTATAGGAGCTTCTGGTGAAATTAAACCAGCTTTTACTAAATCATTTTCTACAACTGTATATGCCATATACATTGGATCACCATCATATACTTCACCACCAGAACCAGGAACTTCGTAAGCTAAATAAAGTGTTCCATCTACATCCCACAAAAAAGCGTTTTCTGGAATATTTACAAAATCTCTTTGTCCTGAATCAACAAGTTGGGAAAATTGTTCTGATGCTTGTCCTGGAGAAGAAGTAGGATCAGTTGGGTTAGTAGGTTTTGGTATATTTGGTTTTGGTCCTGGACCAGCAAAAGAATAATCTTTTGTATCATAACTTGTATTACCTACACCAACAATACTTTCTCTTTCATTGATTGGTGTTGAAGCATCTTCACCACCATAATCACCTGGATAATCTTCAGTTAAAGGTTGTGGTGCTTGGAATTTTTTATCAGCATCTGCATAACCTTCTCTGCCAGGTATTTCACCAGCTAAAAGTCTTTCATACTCTGATTTTTCTTCTCCTTCACGTTTTGTTGTATTTGCAGTAGTTCTTGCTCCGTTAGGTCCATATACAATAACTTGTGCCATTATTTTATTTCTCCTCTACGAATTTTACTTTTAAAAACATTATCTTCCATAGTTCCAGCTTCTTTAGGTACTTGTGATTTATAATCAGCATCTAAACTTGGTATAACTCCACCAGCATTATTTTTTATAATTGAGTTTAATATTTGTGCTGCAAAAATAGTATCTTCATCTTTAGACATACCTGATACTTGTACAGGACCAGAATAAATATTTGGTTGTTCAACAGGCTTTATATCAACTTCCATATTCATAAGACCTTCTCCAATTAATTTATTCATTCCAGCTACATAATCTGATATATCAGTTCCGTTTGAATCTTGTTGTTCCATATCTAATGTACCTGTTCTTTTAAGTTCATTTGCTGCTCCAGGTCCAGCAAACCAAGCAACAGATACTAAATCCCAAGTACCATATTTATTAAAATATTCTTGAACTTTATATTTAGCAACTGCATCTTGTGCTGATTTGTCTTTCCAATCAGCACCTTCTAAACCTGCTTGTTTTGACCAAACAGACCAATTTATATCTAATATTCCGTAAGCACCAAGAGCTTGTACAGATATTGGTTTACCTGTTGCTAAATCTTCTATTGTGCTTGGCGAATGTTGTGCTAAATAATTATTAGAGCTTTCTTTCATTTTTAAAGCATCTAAATAAATATTTATTAAGTTAGGATTCGTATTCATAAGTTCTCTGTCTTTTTCCATAATATTACCTTGGTGCACCTGTGATACTATTAATAATAAGACTATTAGTTTTTTGTATATCACCATAATCTTGTAACCTTTCTCTTTCTTCTGCTGTTATTTGTTGAAACTTATCAAACATACCAGAAGTAGGATCAATCTCTGTTAATCCCTGTTCTTCAATAATTTTTTTCTGTATGTGATTACCATATTCATTTAGATTATCTGCTGTTACTTGAAAATTTTGTGCTTCCTCAAATAACATAACTTTTTGATTATATGCTTTTTCTGATTCAGAAAGATAAGTGTTTGCTAACAATTTTAACTCATAAGGCATAGGTTCTCTACCTAACTCTCTTTCAAATAAATTGTTTATGCTTGTTGAAATACCTTGATAATCAGGTGGTAAATATGGATCAACTTGCAATCCTAAAGAAACAGGATTTTGTATGTAACTTTCTAATACGTTTTGCCATCCATTTTCGGCTTTTCCTATACCAATATTATTTGCTTGGCTCATAAGATTGTACATAATTGCACCCTCTAACTCTGTGTTCCAAACACCAGGTCTAAAAGGTTTACCTACTCTCGGTCCTAATAATCCAGCATTAACAAGACTTGCCTGTAATTCCATTATTTGATCTGGAGTAGAATTTATAAAAGAAAAGTTGTTGTCATTATTTACATAAAAATTATCTGCAACATCTCCAATAGGTGTATCTACACCTTTATAAGATATAATTGTTTCGCTATCTACTCCAATAAAAGGATCACTTTGTTGTCCAAATTGTTCTTCATAAAGTTTTTTTAAAAATTCTTCTGATGATTGTTCTTCAATTTCACCGACAGTTGTTTCAAATTGTTTAACATATCTTTCCCAACCATATTGTATTGCAGCTTCCCTTGCATCCTCATAAGTTTGTGCCATCATTATTGAGTTGAGTTGTTCTGCACTTACTGTAAGTTTTGGAAATCCAGGTGCTGGTCTTTCTAAAAGTGCAAATATTTGTTGTTTAAATTTTTCTAATTTAGTCATTATTATTTCTCTGATTTAATTGTAACAACAATTCATCTTCATATTCAGGTTGTAATTCTTTTGCTAATAATTGATCAAATATAGGTCCAAATTTTGGATTTTCTTCAATTAAAGAATCTCCATAACCTCTTAAATATTGTCTGAAAGCAATATATTTATTTGATGTTTTCCAAGCTGTTTTAGATTCGCCTTGATCAACAAGAAAATTAATTAAATTCTCTCTTTCTTGCATATATTTTTTTATTGTTTGTACCTGTTCATTGTTTTGTAAAGTATTATCATTAACCATTTTTTCTAATTGTTCAATTTGCATATCTATTGTTGGCTTACTAGGAGAACCTACAATGTTAGGTTGTCCATATCCCCAATATGTTTCCATTAATTCTTTTTTATATTCATTTCTAACAAATCTTGCTTCATCAGTATTTATACCTACAATACCTATTTCTCTTTCAAATTTATCTAATGCTACTGCTCCTAATAATTTATTTTTTGCAATAGCCCACTGTTCAGGTGTTCTATAAACTCTTTTGTTTTGAAAAACACCTTCTCTATAAGCAGTAAAAGAAAACTCTGCGTATGCAGGAGGTGGTTCTAAATACCAAGCTACAAGTGGATATTCATCATATAGTTCTTGATTTTTTTTGTACCATTCATAACTGTCTTGTGTGGTTGGGAATTTTTCTAAAGATATTGTTTTAGAAACAGTTAATGGTAATGGATTAAAACCAAATCTATTTACAAAAACTTTTGTAGCTTCCGTGTCATCATAGTTGTTAGATGCTTTAATTCTTCTGTATTCATCAGCTAAAGTTTCTAAAAAATATAAATTACTGTTTTCTGGCGTAATGTCATAAATAGGTGTTGCAACACCAGCAGGTCCTAAAAACTGTGATACAGCTCTAATGTAAAACAATCCTTTTGACTTATCTAAAGCTAGTTCCATACCTTTTTGAAATCCTTTTTCATTTCTATCATCAATTAAACCTGCATACAACAATGCTTCATATGTGTCCATAACAGTATTTCCATAAATACCTTGTGAGTTTTCTTCTTTGTTATAAGCTACTTTAACAAATTTATCTACCCAAGCTGGAACAACACCAAGGGCTTTTCCTATATCTCCAATCTCTTTTATGTTTGGTACAGGAAAATCACCAAATAAAAATTTGTTAGCAAGACTTTCCTCTGGAAAATTTTTAAAAATTACTGCAGCAGGAAACCTAATTACAGGTCCTACTCCTGGCAAAACTGTTGCTGCTATATTAATACTTTGTGCATATACAGGAAGATTTACATTTACATCTAAAGGATTTTCGCTTTCTCCAAACATCCAGTCTTGAACTATGTTTGTGCCTGGATAATTAAATACTACAGATCCATTTACAGGATGTTCATAAAAAAAGCCTTTACCTGTAGATTCTAACTCATCTGTTGGTTGAGTAGCACCATTCCATATTGTAGATCCTCTTGCTGCAACACCAGGATTAGCACTAAGGATTCTAATCCAAGAAGTTAAAACTTCTTGGTACGCATTACCAAAAGGAAATATCCATCTAGCTACATCCCAAAATCTTCTGCTTTCTGTAATATCATAAAGTAAATTTTTAGTTTTTTGTACACCAGCAGATTTTGCAAACTGTTCTATAAGTTGTGGATCATCAATACCATTTTTTCCAGCAGATTTATACAATTTATCCCATTTTTTTACTTGACTTTCTTTAATACCTGCTTTTCTTGCACCAGCTAATATTTGTTGTTTTACTTTTTCAGAACTTACAGATATTAATTCTGCTGATTTATCCCAATAAGTAGATTTAAAAACAGGTATTCTTGATAAAGCGTTTGTTGGTCTTGTCATTAAAAACTCCATAGAAAATTCTACAAATTTATCGTAACTATTTTTATCAGTAAATAAAGGTTTAGTTCTATAACCTACATTTTCAGTTAAAGTGTTTCCAAATTTATTTATATATTCTTCAATAGCTTTGTTTTGATTTTCTTTACTTGTTTTAGCTATTTGTTTTTGTTTTTGTCTTGGGAGTTGATCTGCATCAAAAAGTTTTTTTTCTGCTTCTGTAGCTGATCCTCTAGCTATTTTTCTTATGTCTACTATTTCACCTGTTTCTTTTGCAAACTTACCAGTAGCTAATAATTCCCACATATCTGATGTAAGTGATCCATTTTTAGACAAATCAGCAGTTACAGCTTCTTCTAAAGTATTTATAAATTCTTTGATAAGAGTTCTGTCTTTTGTTGTTTGTAAAACTTGCCAAATGTTTTCTTTATTTGTGCTAATAGAAATTGCCAACATAGCTTCTCTTAATTCATTACCATCTTCTAGTAATTCATCAACAAATTTTTCTGTAGCTTTTGCTTTTTTATAACCACTAACTGCATTATCAGGACCTAAGTTTTTTATTTCTGCAATTCTTTTAGTTAATCTACTTTCTAAATAATTATTTATTACTCTAAATTGTCCTTCATTCCATTTTTTAGTATTAGATATTTCTGCAGTTCCCTGTCCACCTACTCTTTGTACTGTTTCAAATTTAACACCTTGTCTATCAGAAGCTCCGTGTATTCTTTCATAAGCTCTTGTTTCTATAATTCCTATGCCTTCATCATAAACACCATTATTTAACCATCCAGATTTTGCTTGTGATGGTCTGGCTTTTATTAAATCCATTCTGGCAAGTATATTCATTGGATTTAAATAAAAATCTCTTATACCCAAAACACCATCTGCAATAGCTCTTAATTGTTCTTCAGCTATAACTCTTACAGTCCAAGCAGGTCTCAACAATGCAAAAGGTTTAAATATTTTAGAATTATAAAAATCAAAAGCACCACCCACAATTTTTGCATCTCCTAAAATATCTGCAATTTTTAAGAAATTACCTTTCATACTTTTGTCTAATTTGTTTACTAATTTTACAACTTCAGATGGTTTTGGTAGATATAAATCTCTTGTTAAAACTGATTCAATAATTGGTTGATTTCTAAAAGTATTAAAACCTTTTTCTATTTCTTGTGATGTCCAACCTCTTTTACTTAATTGTTCTGCCCATTGATTTTTTAAATTATCTGGTAAGTTTTTTAATTGTGTATAAACTCTTTTGTTTTTAGAAAAATCATCTGGAACTTCTTGTATGTATTTAGTTAAGTTTGTAAATACTGCTGATACCATAGCTTCAGACTTGTCATTTAATTTACCAGCATTTTCAAATTCTTTTGTTATGACTTGTCTTAATGATCCCATATCTTCAATAACAGAGTTAATAATTATGTTTCCTTTGAGAAATGGATCTTTTGTTTTTAAAGCATCTAAGTCATTAATTAACTTTGACACTCTTTCATTTCTATTTATTATTGTTTCTTTAGGATCTAGTTGTTTTAAAAATCTACTGTAATTTACCATTAATTGATCAGGATTACTTGCTCTTAATTTAGTTTCATATTGTGCTCCAAAATAAGTATCAAAATATTGTGTAATTTTGCCTTGTTTTTGAAGTTTAGGAACTAAACCTTCTGTAGATGCAGCTACTACATTAGTATTTTTCTTTAATAAATCTTTTACTAATGCTATTCCCTGTTCTCCTGTTTCATCAATTTTTTGTAAATCTAACATAAATTTTGTTGTTCTTTCTGAAAGTTGTTGATCTCTCATAATGTATTTATTTACAAATTTAAAATTAGATTGTTCAAGTATTGTGGCAGGATTGTTTTTATTTTCTAATAAAAATTTAGCAACTTTGTAACCTTCTTTAGAATCAATTACTTGTTTTACTGTACGTTTACTAAAAGATTTTCTAACAAAACCATTTAGTAATCCCACACTCGCTGCTGCATCATCTGACAGAGCTAACATTTTTGTACCTGCTTTTACAGTTTTTACAGCTTTTCCTACTATAAAAGTTGGATCTGCTATATTAGCTAATAAATCAACAACACCTGTATAAAAATCATACGCTTCATCTTCTGGTCCTACAAGAAAATGTAGTGGTTGCCACATTACTCTACCAAACGTAGCTTCAGTGCCTTTACCTCTTGCAGCTAAAGCAGAAGCTGTTTCTTTAGGTAAATTAACTTTTTTAGATTCTTCTTCAATTAAAGTCCATATATTTTTTCCTTGTCGTTTTAAAACTTCTTCCCTAGCTCTATCTGGTGTCATTCCTCGGTCAATATAATTTTTATAGAGTTGTGTATCTTCTGGATTTGTGTCGCCAAAAATTGCAGTTCCAAAATCAATAACGTTTCCTTTTTCTCTTTCTGCTTTCCATACACCAAAAGGACTAACATCTGCTTTTTTCCAAGGTTCTGATATGCCTTGTTGTTTTAAAGCAACAGCTCTACCTATTCTTGGAAATGTATCTTCCCACAAAGATCGTGCTCCCATAAAAGCAGTTTTAACACCTAGTTCTCTTAGTGAAGATACAGTATCAGGATTTATACCTGTTTGTGAAGCAATAGAATTTTTTAATCTTTCAAAAGGACCTACTTTGTTTCTTGAAAAAAAAGACTGCATTTTTTCTACAAGAGATTCCTCTGAATTATTTTTTGCAAGTTGTACCATAACACTGCTAGGAGTATTAAAACTTGTTTGATTTATTTTGCTTAGTTTTTCAGCTTTGTCTTGTGAGAAATCGTTGTAAATCATTACAAAAACTCTAGTAAACTATCATCTCCAGTTGCTAACCAACTTTCGTATATAAAGTTTTTAACATCTTGTAAACCTTGCTCTTGTGAAGGAACAGGTGATACCCCAGGACCAAATGGCAAACCAGAAGTAACTGGTTCATTAGGTCTTTTCGTTGCTGAAAAAATATCCATTTGAGGTATTCTATTTTGCCTTGGTTGTAATTGTTCATTAGGCATATTATCTTTTGCAAGAGGAGCAGCTTGTTGTTGTTCTGTTAATTCTTTTTGCTCCCCAAAAGAAACACCAGGTATTCTTTTTACTGATTGAGATTGATCTTGATAATTTCTACCTGCTGGTGGAACATTAGCGTTTCTATTTGTAATGCCTTTGTTACTCGGACTTCTCGCCATCTTCTTCATCCTGTTCTTCGTATATAAACGTTTGACTAATAATCATATAACCTTGTGGTAAATCTATAGGAGAGAATGGAGAAAATCTAAGTTTTGGTTCGTACATTTCTGATTCTAATATTATGTTATCACCAATCTCATCAACATCATCAAGTAAGTTAAATACTATATCTGCAAATTTTTTATTAATTGACATTATCCTCCCATACCTTGTAGTAATTGTGCTATGCCTGGTGGAGCACCCTGTGGTGGTAGGGAAGCTCCTCCAAGCAATTCTTGTTCTTGTTCTGGTATTTCTGGATCTTCTGCTGTGTAAAATTTGTCAAGTATTGTACTCATATCATCAGGATTTTTCCTGATCTGTATTACAGCCATAGTTGCTTTTGGATCACCTTGTTGTGCTTGTGCCAGTAAAGAATCAAATAAAACTTTCTCTGCTTTTTCTTTTGTAATTCTTTCGTTTACTCTGACAATATTATCTAAGCCATCAAGGTTTTCTTGTAATGTCTGTGTATCAATAATACCTGCTTGTAACAACTGTAAACCTGTAACAATTTTTTGTGGTTCATCATATCCTGCCATAGCACCATAAACACGCCTTGTCTTATATGCACCTGCAATATCTTTTTCTGGATCGTATGTTTCTGAAAAGAAAGTATTGTTGTAATATCCAGAGAATGTTTTTGTTGAACCACCATACATTTTTTGATCCCACTCTAATCTTTTGTAGTCAATCATTTCTGCAGCATCTGCCATTACTGTATGATATTCTCTAATCATTAATGACATAGATGCACCGAGTTCTTCTAATCCTCTACCTGTTGCAAAGCTAAGTGGACTTTGTGAATCATCAGATACAGGATAAGAACCACCAACTCGTAGTTGTCGTTCTATTCTGTCTATTTGTTGAAAGATTTGATAAGGTACATTTGATGCTGGTTTAGATACTTGTGTACCAGGTGCAAGATAGTTTACAGCAAATCTGCCTTTTCTATATTGTCCTGATTCTATTTCACCAGATATGTTTGTTTCTGTAAATACAGCATCTTCCATAGCTATTATTGACATAACATTTATCTTTGCCATAGAAGCCATTAGTCCTATGATCTGGTCATATTGTCCTTGTAACTTGTCAAAAGCAAATTTCTTTGCAATAACAAATGCAGGTCCACTATCTAGTGGGTTAGGAATAAAATCTAGTATTGTTGCAGATGTCATATGGAATATGTACGTTCCATCTAAGTTGTAATACTCTGCTATTAAATCACCTTCACCGTTTGAGTTTGCCCAACTACCATTGTAAGAATCTGTATAAGCAGAAGCATAGGCATTACCTATACCAAGAGTATTAGTTTCATATCCATCTTTAGACATAATCTTATCTGCAAATCTTGGATAAGTTCTTGCTAGTGCTTCTTTAGGTACTCTACGAACAATAGCCATTTCTTTTGGTTGTTGGTCTGCACCAAAGTAACCAGGAAAACAATTATAAGGATCACGCAGTTCTGCACAAGGATAAGGTGTACCATCTGGACCTTTTTTCTCTCTAATAACCCATACAGCAAAACCATAACCAGGTAGCCATCTACCTACTTGTGGCATTTGTAATTCTAATTTTTG